GGATTAAGGCGTGGTTTGTATCCATTGGCAGCTGGTAGTTGAGGGAAGTCTAGGTCAAGGGATGATATTACAAGATGACCTATAGCCTTCTCGTTACCCGCCACAATCGTTTGCTTCATATCTATAGAGACCGAAGTACATGCCTGAGGGGTAACTCTTAAATAATTACTTGTTTCGCTGTTAGTGCTGTAATCACTCACTGTGGTGTCTGCAGTGGTTGTCATTAAAAAAGTATTCGCAGTTGTACCATTATAGTAAAAGGTGAATGATTGTAAATTATGACCCATGATAGCAATACGATCCACGACAGTAGTTTCATCAAAATTAATCCTTAAGGTTGTAGTGGTTGCGTCATTATTGAAGCCAGATGAGAAATATTGAAATAATAAATCCCTATCAAATAAATTTGCTACCGCCGCACTATTTGAATCAACGACAATTTGCGTTATAGTGTTTGCAAAATTTGATTTAATAAATTCCATTAAGTGAGCCTTTCATCAAACCCTTCTGATTCATTATTCTGTCTAAGTGTTCTCAATTGTTGATCGATGACTATTGCAAACTCTCTGGCTTGATCGTCGTCGCCTAATACCGGACCCGTAAAGGTGATACTGATATTTCCTAGGCTTGCACTCACGCCGTCATCGTCTAAGGGAATAACGGCTTCGGCTTGCCCGGCTTCGGCTATAGTTGCAGACACTCCCCCGGTTCTCGGTTGAACTATTCCACCTTCGGCTAATTTAACCCCGGCAACCGCTGCGAGTTGAGCGGCACCAGCTACGGCAACGATCGGTGCAAGAATCGGCCCGAGTATGGGCCCCAATGCAAATGCTTTTGCAATTCCTTCGGCGGTGGAAATAGTGATATTCGCCGCTGCAGATATTTTTCCAATCGCAACTAACCCCTTGTTATTACTCTGAGTTAGGCTACTGATGGTTCCAAACGTGCCCTGTAAATTTGCTACTTCTGCTTTATCTTTTTGTACCCCAAGTAGCAGTAAACCAGAGTGGAATTTCTTCTGCGCTTCTAAGGCCTTTGTGTCAGATACCTTCTTGTCTTTGATCTTAATGGCTTCGTTTCTTAGCTCAGAGCGGCGCTTTAAGTTAGCGAACTCCGAGTCTTTTTGGGATTTTCTGTCATTGTTAACATTTTCTAACTCTGCTAAATCCTCATCTAGCTTGATTTTATTAGCTTTTGTGTCCTCAGCAATTAACTCAAGACCTAGGTTTACCGCTTCCCTAGCACTTTCGAAATTTAGTTTCATGGCCTGGATACTAGCCTCTACAATGGTGCCAAATACCGTGCCAATCGTTTGTCCCAGATCTGAAAATGCAGTCCGAAGCCTTAGCCCCATACCAGTGACAAATCTAAAAATATCACCCATGGCGGAGATAAACCCACCACTTTGTTGCGCGGCATCCGACAGACCCAATAATCGCTTGGTTACAAATCCAATAACCGGTGCGAACTCCTCACCAAACTTTTCGAATAAATCACCAACAGAATTACTTAACTGATCTAATACCCCCAAACCTTTAGCAGCGGCTTCGGCTTGACCTCCAAATTTTTCATTTAATGCTTCGGTAACTTGTATAAGTTTTTCACTCTTACTCGCGCCCGCGTCTATTGCAATTCCATATCTACTTAATGCATTAGTACTAGACCCCACTGTTTTACCGACAAGGTCTGCAGCAGTTTTTAAATCAACTCCCATGGCAGCTGCAAAATCTAAAGTAGCTTTAGTAATTTCTTTTGTGACCTCAGTTTGACCGAGATAAGATTGAAGCTGGGCTTGTGCTGCAATAATGGCTTCATCTCCAAAGGTAGTTAATTTCTGTAGAGACGCGGCTTGATCTTGATATTTCTGGGTTAATTCTTTTGTAAATATACCTTGCTGGACTAATGATTGATTAAGTTTGTTAATCGCCAATTCTTGAACACGATATGCACCCACTGATTTAGCAACAAAGGCGACCGTAGCAGCAGCTGCTATTAACGCAACCGCGCCAATGGCTTTAATCCCATCTCTGACTTTTCTAAGTGCTGCAACTCCGGCAGTTTTAATTTTAAGTAATAACTCAGCCGATCCTTTTGCCATACTTATTTCCCTTTACCTGCTTTTTCTATCTCTCTATTACGCTTCTTTGTACCCTTATTATCCTCTTCAATACCTATCCTGGCGACTAATAAATCCAGAGTAAATAAGTCTGCATCTGTTTTTATTATATCACTAGGTAGCTGACTATACCTTACTGCAATTGCATCGAGATCAATTAACCTTTTCCTAGATAATTTAGATGTTTCATTTTTTTTTTACCATAGGTATGAACATATATTGCAGTGTGTAACTCCTCAACTAATTGCCAGTCAGTGAAAAGGTTTTCTACAAATAGTCCAGTGCCATCATCTTTTCTTGATAACTTTGGATCCACTACCCCGGCCATCAATACATCTATTATCTGTTTATGAATCTTTTTAGGGCTGAGTTTAGAAACATCATTGGAAACACTGTAGACATCATATGCTTGCTTTAACGCATTAGATCCTTCGAGAAAATCTAAGGGATTAATTTTCCTGATATAGAAAAACATACCCATGATCTTTACTCGCTTGGTATTATTTAGGTGTTCACCTAATGTCTTTTTTTTAAAAGGCCACATTATGCAAAGCTGGTTATATCAGAAGTCATAACCGCTTGTACAGCATAGCCTGTTGCACTCGATGCATCTCTTAATACATTAAACACCACATCACTTGTAAGGATCTCATCGGGTCCGCCTATTTCGGGATCCCCGGCTTCCATGATGGTAACTTTTGGGAACCTAAATTTAATACCTTCTCTGGCTACCGATCCGCTTAAAGTATCGCCTAGAAATTCAAACTCAGCTGCCAATACGGTCTCGGCAATCATGGCATCGTATGCAGTTGTGGTATCAAAGCGAATTGTTGCAGATAGCTCAAAGGTCGCCATTCCAGGGGGGAGGTCTGTTAATATATCAGATCCAATGCGTCTTGATTCATCTGCTTTTAATGAATTACTGATCTTAAATTCAAAACTTGTTACATGCCAAAATGAAGTACTTGTTAATGATGCAAACGTTGCTTCTACACTGAATCTTCCGTTAACAAAACTAAGACAATCAACATCAATAGCAGTCAATGAACTCGATACATCATTAGATGTTTGAGTGGAATCAAATCCAATCAAACCAACGTTAACTTTTAATGGTTCGTCTATCTCAGCACTTAAAGTATATTCATTCACTCTCATTCCACTGTATTCAAATACCCTCCCTAAAGTAGCGGGTCCTTTTCTCATATTAATACAGAGAGAAGGGAATGATTGATTCATAGAACCTATTGCAAACGTATGATCTAAACCACCACCGCCGGCGGTTTCACCTGTTACAGTCGCAGTCGTTACCGTACCGCCAAATGCATTTTGTAAGAAATATCCAGATGATGTCAATCGAGGTCTGAAGTTAAATTCGATCTCCCCCTCAACCTTCTTACCTAAACCGATATCTTTTATAAAAGTTCTTGAGATAGAGATCTCTTCAATGGTTTTTCGTTCTTTAGTGGTCTTGAGAGATGATGATAAAAAATCAAGTGCAGCAGTGCATGTATTATAGGAACCGAGTGTCGTTTCTCTTCCAACAGCGAGATAACTTAATCCTGCATGTAATCCATTTTGTCCTACTGCCATATCGCCTCCTAAATAGTTTCCATGAAATTAAAATAATGCTTCTGTGCTATATCACCTAATTCCTGCCCTATCATTTTAACCTTATTCATCGCTTGTTCATATTCTTTGTTCAATTTTCTCACAATAACCGCAGATTCGGTATTATATTTGTACTGCATTTGATTCTCTAGTTCTGCTGTATGTATTTGGTGCAGTATGCCATTTTTACTACAATTCACAATCGGTAGACGAAAATTGCTACAATACTTCTCAAACCATTCTGCTGAAAACTTTAAATTATTTGATGTGTATACGATCTCCCCCATTCCATTCGTTAAATATACATGACGCATGTAATTAGTTTTAGGGCTATCGTGGTCAAAAGAGTAGTATTTATCCTTCCATGAATAATCGAATCCAATTAATAACATTTTGTCATATCCGAAAAAGTTCTTCCTACCCCTTGGCGGATTACCACATTGTGTTAATAAGATAATCATTGCATTAGAAACGTTTGTTCCAGCGGGGATAAAGTTTTTACAACCCGATGTTTTACTGAACTCAATCTCGTAGTGCATGACATCTTCATTGATTAGAAAATATGTATCCTTCCAATTACCGTTATGTGTCCATTTTGGGTTAGCACATACATTGGAAAATAGAACGGTGTCTTGTAATTGATCTTCATAGGGCTTTAGATAGGCTTCATAATCAACATTGGCATCTTGTAACATACAATAAGTTGGCTTAATCCCATTAGCTATGCAGTGTCCTAGTGTTTTATCACATACTAAGATATCAACATTGTCTTGATACTTTTTAATAACATCTAAGTTCTCTTCAAACGATGCGCCATTAGCAATGCATAGAATTGCTTTACCTATACCTATATTATTAAAGTCATGCAGTGGTTTCATACTGAATGATGAATGGATCTTAGCGTGTTTATGCCATTGTACATTCCACTGTTTATAAGCGTTTTTAGATTGTTGTACGATTGATTGTTTGTTCATTAATAAATATTATCCTTGTTCTTTGAATTAGATCAAGCTCATCTGCCAGATCTGCAATACAAATATACTCTGGTGGATGGTGTTGATCACATTTTTTACATAGTTCCATTAATACTCCACTGTTGCATTGAATGTCATTGTTGCAGCTCTGATGATTGACTCCTCATCAAATGCAGCACCATGGTAATTAACTCGACCGGGCTTTGCCCACTTTACCGTTCCATTTACCGTGTCATTAGAGCGCATTATCTCTTCTATGTTTTCCATTAAAACTTCTATCTCCTCATCTGCATCATCTGCATTTACATTGGTAATAATATTTTCAGATACAGCACCGACTATGTTAATCTCAACATCAGCGGTCCTACGCGCCTTCACTTGATTAACAGCGATTGTAGTTAGCTCAATTGATTTGTCGTCAATAAACATTGTTATATAGGGGTAAAAACTGGCTTGAATACTAATCCTACCCGGGTGAACTTTTAAAACCTGCTGTATTCTGTTATTTAAACTCTTTGATAAATCAATAGGGCTGCCTGTAGTCGTGTTAGCAGTATCTAGGATTGATTTAATAGCTGTTTTTAATCCATTTAAATCTATCTGCGCCATATTATTTCCTTAAAAATCGTATCATTGATTTACCGAAGTTCTCAAGTGCCTTTTTAGATAACCACATAAATTCACGCTGTGGGAGTTTTCTACCACCCACATCATGCGCGCTTGCATATGGGAAACCTGATTTAGTCTTGGCGTTATTAAACCATACAAAGTTATTACCTTTTTTTTGAACGTTGCCGGGCTTAAGACCGTTTCTAAGTTTGCCAGTATCCGCTAAGATATTTTCTGGTGGTCTACTCCTTCTTGATAACTGGTCTTTGTAGGTGTCAGACCATACCCGCCATTTACCACTAGGGGATTCTTCTTTTTCGAAGTGATTTAATACATCCTTAATTACTATCGCACTAAATAAAGCCTTTACCTGTTTCTTATCTAGCTTTATTTTTTTTTGAACTTTATTTATGAGTTTAGTAAAGCTTCTGTCAGTAAACTCTATCTTGGCATCGGCCACAATTAACTCCTATCGGATTTAATGTCGTCTAATTTATCGGGATCAACAACCCAACTCAATGGGTCATCTTCGCCAAATGTCTCAGTGTATTGAGACGTATTACTTCTGGTTTGATAAGCTGTGTTAGAAAAGTCTGCTATAACGCTACCTGATGTAGCATTGATATCTAGTTTATACTCTGCAATCTTTTCCAAGCAGTCAATAGCGGGTTTTCTTATGGCTTTAGCGCGTGCTAATGACTCCTTGCTACCCCTAGACATACGACCCCATACATTGGCTTCGGCTAACGTTTCAGTGAGGCTTCTTATGAGTGGTGGAATTCCTGTTGTCGTGGAAAATGTAGGAGATGATAAATCATACCTTTTACTCAGGTACTTTTTAACTTCATTCTCTGCATGGGTTAGCATCTTATCTGCTAAGACAGTTGTGGCGCTATCAAATGTAACGCCCACCATTATGTCATCTAGTCCAGTTACATTTGCGAATGTGGCCATATTAACCCGACTTCAATAAACCCTTATTGGCTATTTTTTTGAGCATTGCCTTGTCACTTTCTTTATTCATATTACCAACGTAGGTACTATAGGTTGTTCCACCCTTCACCGTGACTAGCTTAACAACCTTCCCATTGAACTTGACTCGGTAAGATGTTTTTTGCTCAGATTTGTCCTTTCTTAATGCACGCTTCTTTCTGTTATCTTTGATTATCTCTGTCTTACCTTTAACGATTGGATTTGCATCTTCCATAAGTCTCCTTAATAAAAAGGGGAGTAAAGCCTTGACCCTACTCCCCTAACTCAATTTCTATACTACGGCTCTATTAATATAGTACATATCGTTGCCGATAATACTAGTTATTAATATCGATAATTAAAAATCCTGAAAGCGATGCGACAATTTTCACGTCAAATTTCATTTGCACTTCAATCGCGTCTGACTCTCTGGGCTCTTCTCGCCATGACCTAACAAATGGTTTGTTTTGTCTAAAGATATAACCACTGGATGGTGTTTTTAAACCCGCACGTGCTGGTTTGTATCCCATGAATGCGTTATCAGTCCAAATGTTAGCCAAAGAAGCTGCAACCCCTTTAGCCGAACTATCTTGTGATGCAAACGGAACCATTAGCTTACCAACGTCTAGCAACCCCTCAATAATGGCTTCAGTGATATCTCTGCCAGTATACTTAATTCGTTCCCAAACATAAGTGGTGTTATTTTTCAAAGCTATAAAACCATCTCTTGGAATAATCACGAAATTAGTTTTAAATCCTGATTGCTGCATGACTTCTGTCATCCCGGTATCAAATATTTGAAGTGGGTTAGCTGCAGTAGTTGTGTCGTCATCAAACTGATCACCAGCCCCTAAACTCACATTCAAAGACCAGTTAGTTGAAGTGAATTTATCTGCTACAGTATTTTCTAATCTTCGAAGAATTTGATCGGTTAGAGCTTCGGTCTTATCTTGACGTAAATTACCTACTTCATAGTTATCCTTGTCATCATCACTGATGTATCCAACTAATGCATGATTTTCAAGTTTATAGGTCCCAGTGCTGACGTCAAAATCGGACTCACGCGCTAATGCTCCTGATTTACGTGCGGTTTCTTCTAGTCTGAAGTTACGCTCATAAACTCGATAAACATCACTATTTTTCTTAACCGATACCTCTGGGAATACCTGCAATCCAACATAGCCTTGCGGCTGATAACGGATTGAAATATTACTTAGAAGTTTATCGACTCTTAATTGACTTTGTAAAGGCATTTTCTTTTTCCTTTCTTACTACGGTATAGTACGAGACATAGGCATTACGAGAATTTCTGCTATAGTACCGGTAGCCGAAACCGCCGGACCCACTAAAATTCCAACAAGATAAGATGCAGTGGTAACAGCGACGAAAAGAATACCTCTTCCCACTGAATCAAGGCCTACCTCACCACCAAGTGTAACGGTGTCGTTAAATTCTAATTTTGCTAATGACCCTGCCAAGGCAACACCTACGTTACCCCCACCGGCTTTTTTTTGTTCATCTTTAGTAACTCCGATAGGAATAGTAGTAACTGTATCTGCCAGTAATACACTATTAGCGGCACCGCTTAACATCACACCTCTATAAGCTGGAATGGTATCGGCAACTTTAAAACTTTCTGGTTGTGCGCTCATTTTCTACGCTCCCTTCTGGTTTTCTAGTGCTGCATAGGCATCACCATAATTAACTTTGTTTTCTGATGCATATTTTAAAATAGCTTTATGCTGGGCATCTTCAGAATCAGTAGTTGATTGATTACCAGATTCTGTTTTCGTCTTAGTATTTAATGCAAAGTATTCTTTGGCGACCTTCAATAATCCCGTGATTAATCCCTGTTTATCCAGCTTGTTTTCACCAATTGTATACTCTGCTTTTTCTTCACCCATCAAAGCTTCAACGTATCCAGTCATTCCTTTACTGACTAAGTCTTTAGCAGTCAGATCAGAAACGTAAGATTTGAGATCAGCAGCTTTTTTTGAATTTTCTGCTTTTTTCAACTCTTCATTTGCCTTATCGAGTTCAGCCTTCGCAGTCGCGTTATCTTTTCGCATTTTTTCCATGGCGGACTCTGATTTAGCAAACGCCTTCTTATTCGCGTCTAGCTCTGCCTGTAATTTAATCTCTTGTTCTGTAGGCATGTGCGTCTCCTTCTTACCTAAATTGGTATATTCTATAATTTTAGTTTTATTACTCTTATCTGCATAATTTTTTAACTCAGCACAATTTCCAAGCCCGTAAAGTGCCAAGATATCTTCCAGTGATTCAACCGCCGGCATGTCACTTCCAAGCAACGCCACAGCACTTAAAAAGTGTTTATACTTTTTGCCATTTAGCTCGATATCAAAGTAAATTTCACTAGATACGTTGCGAAAGGCTTTGTTTTTAAGTAGCTCAAATATGGACCTCGGGATGTCTATAAAATCGGCCACAAGCTTATTGCCTATCCGTTTTAATGCACCGATCCAACCTGCAGCAGGAAGACCATCATTTGCCAGAAGTTTTTGCCCGTTGTTGTGTCCTAGTTTCAAAAAAGGCTTGAGTGTTTTCTGATTTTCATTGAATGCTGACACCATGCCGTCAAGGTCTTCATCAGAATAGGTATCCCCGTTGAAGGTGCCAGATGCGAATATCTCAACGCCATTAATCTGGAATAATTCTTTGGCAAATTGTGCCCTATCAAAAATAGGACCTCCCATTCCACCGCCGTGATCATGTCCTGCACCGGTTTGATCTGAAGGCGTTTGACCACCACCTGGTAATGAATGAGTATGCGAACCCTCCTGACTGGATGCAGACGTTACACCACCCGCATTCAGTTTATGTATGTGAGGATCTACTTGAAATTTATTTTTATCATCTACGTGTTTTGGCATATTTCCTCCTAATCTAATCTCCAAACAATTGAACCGGTACCATCAGTGGTGCCACCCGTTGTTCTCAGTGCTAATGTTAATGTATCGCCTCTTTTTAAATGAATATCTAAATCATGTAAGTCCACCACTTCAGAATCTTCTTTTCCTAATGGGAATGACGCCACTATTTCAGAACTACTACCTACTGTAACGGTGGTAGAAACAGTATCAGTTTCTACATGTGAATCATCTTCATGGTGAAATTGCCAATCGGCCTCACCACCTAAAACAGCATTTAGAACAACAATAGCCTCACATGTTTTAGTGCCATCACAAGCGATCCCTGCTGTCAGTGGGAAAATCTCATTAAGATTAATTTTCCCCCCCAAATATACCTCCATTTCTAATAGTGATTAGATTAGTAAAAGTAGTCCCTACCGATGTTTTAGTATTAATAGTTCCTTCAGGGTTTCTTGAGTTAGAAATATCTCCTTGAATAAACCCAGCGGCGCTCGCACCATGTAAAACAATATTACTGGTATTACCTGAATTTTCAGACCTCCATCCTAGGTTAAATATAGGTAGTCCCAACATTGGTGATGACAATAGGTTAGAATTTTTAATCCTGTGACATTCAGTAAAAGTCCCATCACTTGGATCCATAATTCTATAAATAATGTCTCCATAACCAAGGTAGGCATAACTTATCTCATAGATATTTCCTTTTGTCGGGTCTAAGTTAAATGCTGTTTTAGTTTCCCCATTAACGATATCTCCATTCCAAGAAGTTTGAGTAATAAATGCATCTGTAGATGCCCGCCCTGCATTTACTTCTGAAACAGTAGCGGTAACTGATCCAGTACTGGTAAAGGAAAATATACCTGTTTTATTTCCAACATCCTTTGATATAAAACTCAAATTAACATCATTGCTAAAAACTTCCCAGCCCGTAAAACTCGCTACTCCAATCTCATAAGCGGTATGTGTAGGATTACCAGTGGTAAGAGATACGGTGAATGCTGTTCCATCTAGAGTGATAGTTGCGGTTTCATTTGATGCCGCCGTAGTATCGATAACAAACTTTTGAATTTCAGGCAAACCACCCTTACTATAAAAAACACCAAAATCAGCACCTTTATAACCAAATCCTACATGGTTACCTATATTAAAACCACCTGCTATTTGATCATTATT